GCTGATAGGTGAGCCACAACTCAAGCTGCTCTACAGCAGTCATATCATTACGTGTGACAGCCTGCTCAGGAGACTTAACAGGGAAGCTAAACACTACAGTAGAGTCAGGCTTCATGACGCAAGGCTCATTAGGAATGCCTTGGTCAATCATGAACTGTGTTAGTGGGTCTTTGTTATCACCACGCACAGTACGAATATAATAGGGGCTGTGACGAGCATGAATTCCACTAGCAGAATCAACCAGTTGTGATACCGTACCCGAAGGTTTAACACAGCTGATACTAGCACTAGCAGGGATGCCAAGGCGTTTAGCCCACTCAGCGTTAGTAGCCACAGCAATGGATCGTAAATGTTCAAGGGTCTTATCCAATCCGTTGTTAGATGATGTCATTAAAGGGTTGTCCATAATGCCTGTCATAGACACACCAAGCAACCGTTCTTCTGCAGTATTGTTTTGCCACACCTTACGTAGGTAGGGGAACTTAATCAGTGTAGACTGTATTGTACCTAAAATAGTGGCAAGCTTAACCTTACGTTCCAAGTCTTTCAATGTATCCGTTGCACGTACCACGCACTCCGTTAAGTTACAAAACTGATACGGCCTCAAAATTATCTCACTACATGGATTAGTCCCGAACTCGTAGTTAGGATCACGCCGCCCAAACTTAGCTGCCTGCTTCTTTGATGCCTCACGGTTGAAGATACCACGCTCACCAGACTTAGACTCAACAAGAGACAACCACTCACGCATGAATGTTTCCATGTCTGGCTTCTCAGTATAGGACACAGAGTTGTTAGCCAAGGCACGATGCCCTGCTGTCTCCCACCACTGTCCTGACTTAGCGTGACGCATACGGTCATCACTCAGGTTGGACAGAGAGATCATAGCTGAACGTCTCACACCACCTACAACAACGATCTGACCAATGAAGCACATCAAGTCGTGACACTCCATAGAGGATAGCTTACGTCCTTGTGCGGCCTTGAATGTTGAGACAGCAAAGTTAAATAGTTCTACAAGTGGTGCTGGGCCTGACGCTCTACCACCAAATGTTTTAAGCCTTGCACCTGCAGGGCGTACCTGTGATACATCCCACTTAGGAATCTCACCAGCCCAGAGGAGTGCAAGAACTTGACGGAACCCCTTAGCCCAACCTTCCTTACTGTCCTTAACGACAACGACAGACTCACTCTGGAACAACTCAGGCACTTCTGGAAGCTTGCTGACGAACTGACGCTCAACGGAGAACCCGACACCAGTACCACAGAGGAGAATGTACATAGCCTCGTCAAATGACTTAGGATCATCTACGGGTAGGTAGCTACAGTTGTAGCCTGCAGTGTTGTCACGATCTAGGGCTGGTCCAGCTGTCATCATAGCTCTCATGGATGGCATGATCTCTTGGCCTACGATAGCTTGTTCAATATCCTTTATGTAGCTGTTGTCTATGCCACCAAGAGCCTTACGTACTACGTTATCCATGTAGCGGCCTACCGTTTCACCCCATGACTCACGCCCCTTGCCATCAAAGTACTTGGCATAGCGTGACTTGTGGATAAACGATTGATAGTCTGTTGGTAAATAATTATTCATTCTCACTCCTCGTTAGTATTTTAATATTTTTAATCGTCATACCATCCACATCGTGGATAAAATCCTGTAGCGTAATCTCAATATCAGGATCAATGAATCCATCTACAGGGACTTGGTATTCATCTTCATCTACGTCTAGCGTTAAGAATACTTTAACTATCACTTCGTACTCTCCTTCCTAGAAGTTTACTGTTAGTACATTGCCATCACGTTTATCTACTCGTGGTTCAGGTTCGTCATCTCCATATGTTTCATCAACTATCTTTAATAAGCTGTGACGAAACTCTGCATTACTTTCCATCAATGGAATAGCAGAAATCAACATCTCTGTTAACATACGTAAATGTGCGTAGTCCTCTTTGTTTAAATCATTGTAGTCTGTTGTAAGCATACCTACGTCAATATCACCTGTCCACTCTCCGTCTTCTACGTAGGGTGAAACACGTATGATAAAGTCATTAGGATCAAACTTTATGAATGATGATAGGTCTCGTTCTTCTGTCATGCTAACTCCTTTTAATTTTGTCATTAGGGAATACCACCAAGTCAGGGTGGTTGTCAATACCTTTTTCTTTTAGCCAATCTTCTGGGACAATCCTATCTGCATACAGGAATTTATTCTTTTCACACCATGTAGCATATGTACTCTTGGCACCCTTACTTAGCTTACGCTTGCTGCTTTCAAACACAAAGCGTATGTCTAGGTTGGGGTGTTGCTTTTTAATAGCAACATGTTTACGTCTGTCACTAGGTGTAAACAATCCCTTTACTTCTATGATTAATCCGTTAGGCAGTACGAAGTCAGGGGTATAGGTGCGGTACATCAAGTCTTCCCATTCAATTTTAATGGCTTCATACTTAAACTTTACTTTGTGTTCTTTCAAGTAATCTTTGACTTTGATTTCTAGTCCACTCCTATACCCATGCTTCATTGCAGCACGGAACTGCTTGCCATTCATTAGATTACCCAGCCGCCTCGCATGGTACGAATGCCAAGGCTCTTTAGCTCTTCCATGATTGCTCCGTCTGCTGCCTTACGTGCTTCCATAGCGGTACGTAAACCTGCATAACGTTTTTCATGTAGCTCACGCTTACGCTCCCTTAGTTCTTCTTCCATTGCCGCAATCTCTTCTTGCATTTGTTTTACTTCATCATCACCTAGCATAGCTTACTCCTCTATATATGCCACAATCTTTGGGTCTTTTGCTTTTGACATACGGGCTGGCTCCTCTACCATAGTGGGCCAACAAGCATGTCGGTAGTCGCAGAATCTACAGCCATCGTTTAGTACTGTATTACCCGTTGGCTTACCCCGAAAGTGTTCAGGTACTGGGGAAAAGCAACGTTTAAATACATTACTGTTGACTGTCTCAACTGTATTCTTGATCTTGTCTAGCTCTTCGTCCATGTCAAGATTGTCAGCTGGTACGTACTTAAACTCACCATTGGCTTTGTTTACTACCCACCAACCACCAGCACGTTTGCCAGATGCTTTAGCGTAACCTGCAAGCTGTCCTACGTAACCAAAACTATCACCCTTTGCAAGTGTGTCAAAGGATTCAAACTTGTTACGGTAAGACCAGTCAGAGGCAGACTTCACATCATCAACAGCACCATCAACAATGAGATCATAACTGCCGTTGACTTTAGTTCCAGCACTGTCACCTACATCTAATGTAACATGGTCTGTGTCTTCAAACTTTACTCCTGCTTCTGTTAGTAGTCCTTTGAATACAGCCTCTACTATATCACCTAGCATCATGTTCATGATGAAGGTTGTCGGCTTGGGTAGTGCAGTCTCAGGTCTGTTCTTTTCAAACCACAGTTGGCAAGTAGGACGCCCAACGTTGGACATCCTTATCCTAAACTCACCACGAGACTTGCCACTACCAAACTGACGTTTCAATGCATCAGCAATTTCAGTAGCCACCTGCTGGATTGTTTCATCCCGCATGGTGGACTTACCGTTAACTGCGTCCGTCATATACTGGTGTAATGCCAGTTCGCCGGGATGGTTCATTACACGAAGTCCTCTTCGTCAATGTCCACAAATGCTTCAACAGTATCTGTATCTGTATCATCATTCTTATAGGCGTTTTCATCCCAAGCACCCTTGATGTAGTCGTTGTAGTTAGTAACCCATGCAAGGAAGTTTGCAAACGTTTCCTGTTCTGGGTCTGTTACATCAAGTGTCTCTTGTAGATCAAGAGCTAAGGTAGGAAGGTAGAATACACTACCGTTTGGAAGAGCACGTTCTTCTGTCGCAGCTTTCATGTTGTGCTGTACAGGAAGTCGGCGCATCTTACTTAGCTTAGTAAAGATAGTACCCGCAGTTTTAAATGCGTCACGGTTCTCAATCTCCCAGATGAATGCTTGAGGTTCCAAGTCCACAGGATTACCTTGTGCATCTGTTACATTGTGCATCTCTACAGTACCAAACATAACACGAACACGTTTGATCTGACGGATCAGGTCTTGTGTTTTCTCTGGCAGTGCTTTGAAGTCTTCAATCCATCCAGCAGGTTTACCACAGTTGAAACCACCGTCATTGTCTTTGAGATCACTGTTTAGATCGTTAGCCATAAGTGTCTTGACGTAACGATTAGGTGTAGTGTCACTACCTTTGATGAACCGCTTGTACATAAAGCGTTGTAGGTACGGGCGGATAGTAGCTGTCGGTGCATAGTAGGTAGGCCCATCTGGAATTTCCAGTTTGTATGTACCACCTGCTACAACTTCCATCTTTACTTTCTTACCGTTGATTGTGTCTTCACCCATGATAGCTGAGTGATTGATACGCAAACGTGCAAGTGTGCTTGCTTGTGATTTCTGTTTACCAGAATCCACAGACATGCCCATTGCCTCTGCCATTGCTGCGTAGTTACCTGTATTGATTGTTGCGATCTGTGTCATAAACATTCTCCTTTTGTTTTAACGAACCCTAGTTATATCATGCTACATCATTTGTGTCAAGCCAGTTTGGACCAATCTTTGCCTCAAGAAGTAGTGGTACATTGAAGTCTAACCCCCACTTCTTGTTGACGATTGTTAGTAGCTTGTCATTGGCTGCACTTATGATACGTAATACTTTTTCCTCTTCTTCTGGATGCACATCAATCACGATTGAATCGTGTACTGTATTGACTATGCATGATTGCATTTGATTTGCCTCTAATAACTTGTCAATGTATATCAGAGATATAGGTACAATGTCAGCCGTAGCAAACGATTGCACCGGAAAGTTTTTGATCTGTGTGAAAAATGTCACAGTACCATTAGCTCTACGTGTTACATCAGGGAAAGAGAACTCCCGACCTGATGGTGTCTTGATCTTGCCTGTAGCTAGAGCCTCACGTGCAAGCTCCTTGTGCCACTTACCAATACCTGAGTACTTCTTAGTGAACTGCTCATAGTATGCAGCCTCAGCTGGTGTACGACCAAACCCACTAGCCCCATACAAAGGAGCAAATGTGTGTGCCTTGGCTTCCTGTCTGGATATGCTCTGACCTGCATCAGTAATAACCTGTGCAGTGTATGAGTG